GTTTAGGGCCACGTCGGGGACGTACCCTCTTCTTACGGTTTTCAGACGTTTCTGAGGGGGGAGGCACACTAGCTTCGACCACATCCTCATCAACCACGACATCAACGCTGGCAGGTGCTGGTCGCTTGGGTTCACAGCATAGTGGAGCTGACAAGAGGTCCTTGATCGACTCGGACTTATCCAACCATTGGTCGAATAAATGTCTGTCAAATTCAGGGAGTGACTCTGCAAACTCCACATCCATCCATCCTCCAACATTTTGGTTGGGGTACTGGACGGATCCGTCGAATTTAGACCACCAACTACCGACTCCAAGAAGAGATTTGGGGCGGTAGTTTGACAACACAAGCACTCGCTTACAAAACTTGCCGAGGACAGGGGTATTTCCATCGGTAGCCACGTAGGACATAGCCTTTTCGACAAGTTTTTGTTCAGGCGTGACGTTAGCCGGCAGGCGTACTGTAACGTGGAATTTAGAGATTTGTCTACTTGCGTCACACATACTATCAAGACAGCCTTCCCAGACTTCTGGTGAATAGTAGCGTGCCAGGAAGTTGACCCCTCTAAACCCTCGTTGTACCATCTTGGCCTCCAATACAAGTCCAACTTTATTGGCGGCCCAAGAATGGCATTGCTCGGGGAGGTCAGCATCAAGACCATCGTCACCAAGGTGGATGCCGAGGGCATCGAACGCCTCTTTCGGGGTGTAAGGACGCCCTCCGGGATGTGTCTTGTTCCTGAAGGCAAGATAGGCAGTGAACGCTGCCCGTAAGGTTTGGAAGAGGCTGGTAGCTGAACAGCCAGATCCATGCGAAGATCCTTGATCGAACGTCGTTCCAAGAGGGAGGATTGACTTGTTATCGACATTCGTCTTGAGTAATTCATTCAACTTAGTGCGGTGGTTCCCAAAGGCCTTCATGAGAACCGCCCGCTCAACCCGGCGCAACGTATAAGTGATGGTGCCATCCATTCGGTGATAATCTGAGACATTTACGTACTCAGCATCCGAACAGATTTCTGCAACTCGCTCCGCCACTTCTATTGGCGTCTTACCGGGGCCATACCACTTGAACTGCTTGCAATGGTCAGCCATTGCCAATGAGAACATCGCCATATCGAGCTTATCACCATGATTATACATGGAG